CAAGCTCTCGTATACATTTACAAGCGATGCTCCGTAACCTTGTCCGTCGGCTGCTCTCTTTTTAAACTCCATATTTAAAATAGTACTCGGCTCCTCAAACTCGAAAGAAATACGTTTTAAAAGCTCGCCTCTGTCTACGTCAAACTTTGCGAAATCTATATATTTAGTTGCGTCGTATCTTTGCCCTTGAGCATAGTAAGAATCTAAAGTGTTAACGTAGATACTTCCGTCGTCTTTTGGAATCGCTACAAGTTTAAACATATTAAAAATGCCCTTGAGAAAATCAACGATTTTTAGCTCTGGCATCACGTCGCCTATTATTACCTCGTTAACTAAAGTTTGAGAGCCTGTAGTTACGTTGGCAGGGCTTGGCGAATAACCTATGTATTTAATAACGCTTATTGTAGAGGTAAACTCGATTTTTGCGTTACTCTTTACATACCACTCAAAATTAAAAGTAGTCGTTCCCTCTGGAGAGTATAAACTAGTACCTATAGATACAACCCCGTCGCCGTTTGCCCATTGCTCAGAATCCCAAGCGTAGACGTCCTTGTTTGTATCCTTGTCTCTAACTACAAAAGTATATTGTACATTTTCATAACCAGCCGCAGGCGTTATAATATTACTTATTAAGTATTGTACAGAATTTAAACCCGCTCTTATAGTTACAAAAGTTCCTAAGTTATTGCTTAAATTTATATAAGTTCCGTCTCCCGTTGTAAAGTCTACAATCTCCTCGCCGCCACCTATCGCCTCCTTATCGTCTGCCTTGAGCCAAAGGTATTGCTCGGCAAACTCTGTTGTACTAAAAAAATCCCTAGAAAATACTATAGGATTCTCATAGGTTGCAGCGTTGTATCTCGTCTCGATTGCCTCGATTATTTTAGATAGCTTTACACTAGGTCTTAGGTCGCTCCAAACTACGCCCGTAGCGTGTGAGGTACTCGCTGCGTTTGCTATGTTTATTGTTGTCTCGTTTACGTCGGGCGCTCCCGAATGGCTATTGTAAAAATAACGCTTGTTAGCCATTAAAGTATAAACGATGTCGCCACCAGACAATGCACCTCTTAAACCGCTTATAACATTTGCGCTCGTCCAGTCGTGGTCTAGCGTTGGGAATGCCAAATCGCTCAGCATATCCTCGCCTATTGTATCCGAGATGTTAGGCAGATTCCCAAAGAAATTAATTGTATAGCTCTCAAGTCTACCTTTTACTATATTACACTTGTTTAGCCTCCACTTTCCTAGCTTGAAAGGTACGCCGTCAATATCAATACTACCCTCTACTTTACTCCTAGCATCGAATCCGTTATCTATAGACGCATTATACCAATGTTTAAACAAGCGATTGTTGTTTTTACTAGCGGGAACGGTAAAACTTTTAGAGTAATCGCCTGTATTTTTAGTAATATCGCTCACGTCTAAAACAGAGCTTACAATATCCACGCTCTCGTCTGCGTATTGGTCTAGTAATTCGCCGTTAATAAATAGATTAACCATGCTTATATGTTGTTTATTTCGTTGTAACTCATTTCAAACGTCATAGAATAGTTAATTAGCCTATCGTTTTGCCTTGTCTTGAATTTCTGCGAGGTCTTTTTTATGTTTAAAGGCGTGTAAGTTGTACCATTATAACTCCAGATTCGCTCTGTTAGTAGTATTTGCTTGAGTACTTCGTTCATATCCTCGTCAAGCCAACCCGTCTCCGCCATTAATGTAGTGCGACCTTGAACGCCATACCTTACAAACTGATGAAATCCGTCCGACGCTTGCCCTCTGTTAGTCTCAAAGCTGCTATCCGTTACGTCTATAGTCTCCTCTTGCTTTTTAAAGAATGTAAAACTCTGCAAAGCGCCGTCTTTATTTTGAAAAAATACGTCTAAGGGAGTATACTTACACTCGTCGGTTAGGTCTAGCGTAGTTGTTTGACCTTGCCAGACTATCTCTATATAAGCCTCATCTACAGCAAGAGACAACTCAATCCAAAGGTATTGCACAATCTCGCTACTCTCGTCCGATAGCGCAGGCGTAGCCGTATAGTTAACCGCTAAAGACGGATAAGACTTTACAGTTACAGCGCTAGAGGTTGCACCCGTAGGCACGTAGATAGGAAATACAAAGTTGCCGTCTCGATTTACTTTATACTCTTGAGGATTTAAAAGCGTTTGATTAGATACCGCCGTTACATTTCTGCCCTCGTTTCCGTAAGCATATCCTAGCGTCATTATCTGAGTAGTCTCGTGATACAACGTTGCAACTGCGTCATAGGTTACGTAAGTGTATACCCATTGTTGGTTATTGCCGTCTATTAATTGTATACCCGTCGAAAGCGTAGGACTCGGCTCAGTAAATTCGATGTAGTCTTGAATTATAGCGTTTATGTTTATACTATGCGAGCCTGTCGATGCCGTAGTATTTTGGTAGGTTATCTGGTAGCTGTTTGTAGAGTCTGGAGTAGACTTGTCGCCATTCCAAACCCAAACGTTTAGCGTATACTTTGCGCAAGTTACACCCCCATACACTAAAGGGGTATCTATATAAAACGGACTTAATGCTCTTATCATTTTGTTATTGTTACGTTATCACTTTTTATGTTCATTCCGTCGATGAGGTCAAGAGCGAAAGCCTCGCCTATCTCGTCGCCTAGTTTTAGTACTTCGTTATCTAGGGCGTCTGTAAAGAAATGCGTCGTCTCGATTCCTGTGTGATATACACTATTAGCAATCGCATAAAGCAAACTTTTGCGACTTGTAAACTTCCCCTTTGCATCTCTTGGAGCTATACCCTTTCGGATAGTCCACCCGTTAAAAGCCATAAACGGCGGCTTTTTATCTGTGTACTTAAACTTTTTATTTGTTACTTTTTTTAGTTTCCAAGCTTTGCCGTCTGCCTTTGTACCTCCGACACCTTTAACCCCTGCGTCTACATATTCCCAATAATCCGCTAGAGTAAACTCTATAGAGCTACGCTTTACTTTATAGGATAGGTTTTTAGATAGGTTGCTATTGCCTTTCTTTTTTTTCTTTAGATTAGCTCTTGCCTGCGTTACTACATTACTCCCTAGAGTGTTAAATATTTTTGCTATACTTCCCAAAAGCAAAAGCTAGTTTCGTCTATTGGCATCTCTACCTCTAGGCTCATATCCCAACCGTCTAACAGGTTTTTGTCTGAGTAAGTTATCTGCGTCAAGGTCGGACTATCCGACGCCGTTATATTGTTGTCTGCAAAGTCTCTGTGCATTTTAACCCAAAGCGCATTTAAGCAAGATAGCGTACCGTTGTAGTTATCTACCTCGTTATCGTTTAGGTAAAACTTATCGTTTACATTCTCGTTATTAATGTCTCTAATATCTAGGCATTGTATATTTAAGCTAAAGGTAATTGTAGCGTTTGAGCTAAACGTTGCGTCTGTTATATCGATATTAAACAACGGGAATATATCGCCCTTATTCAAATCAATATCCGCGCCCGTTGTGATTGTTTTAACAAATACGTCTTGCTCTGCTAAACTCCTTATATATCTTAATAGTCTACTATATGCGTTCATTATAATTGTGTTACGTTATTTCCTTTCCTTAGTATTGCCTCCATATTTTGCCTGTCTAATTTATGAGCTAGGAACGTGTGAAACTCATGTACCTTTGTTTCTAGCACTCTGTCAATTTTTAGTATATCATTACTCGCCATCATATCAATAGTAACGTACCACCCCCATTTAGAGAAATAGTCTACCGCTTGCTTTTCTCCTCCGCTTGACTCGTAAATCTCTGGATAGCTTCCTTTAATTCTCTCGATAAACTCCAAAAAAAAACCAGAGCGCCGTTTACTATATTCATAGGGCAACTTCGCATCTCCTCACATAGAGCCTTGTCGTACTTATAGGGCAGTATTTCATAGTTACCGAAAGCGTCCTCGTTTGTAACCCTACGAAATAAGATAGCTATAATTTTATGCATCTCTTTAAAGTCCATTCCTATAGTGCTGAGGTCTACATACTCCGCCGTCGTTATCTCGTCTAGGTTTGGGATAAAGCCGTACTCTACTCCGTTAAGCATAAACCGCTCCTCAAATTCTACGTCCTGCTCACAGGCTGCTATAATCTGCGCCATTAAACCCTCGTAGTCAGTATAGACTAATTTCTTGACGTCTTGTTTTTTCATTCCTGTAAACAAAGATATAACCCTCTCAATCATTCCCTGCTCTGTCATCTTATCCTCTCGCGCTCGTAGCGCCTCAAACTTGATGTATTGGTCTAGAGTAATATCTGCGATGTTTTCGGGTACACTAATCTTAATAGTCTCTGTCATATAATAAAAACGATTTTTGCTTTGTATTGTTTCTTAGTACCTAAATGTTAAAGTTTTGTTAAAATTGTTAATTTCTTTGTGTATAACTCTAAAGGGTTTGTATATTTGCGTATAACTAATTAACTAAAACAAAATATTATGAAACTTACAGCAACACAGAGATTACAAGAATGGAGAAACTTAGGAATGAGTGACCAAAGTATTACCGATTTAATTAACGGGTTAATGTCTAACAAGATTAATAACAACAATATGTTGTTATGTTTAGAAATTAAAAAACAACTTAATTAACTATATATAACAACAAAACAAGGGGGAGCGTAACAGCTCCCTTTTTTACTACCTTATTTCTATTTTGCCACGATTAGCAAGCAAATGAGAAACGCCGTAACGCAGCGCGTCCAAACTATGGTCGTACATCGCAGAAAATACATTCGCGCCCTTGTCTGTATAAACGTAGTTGTTTAACTCCTTTGCCATATTCGTAGAGTCTGGGTGTACGACAAGCTCATAGTCTTGAATGAGTGCCACACCTGCCGCGATACTTCCTGCTCCTTTCTTAGCTCCTCTAATATTGAGACCTAGCTTTTGTAGCTCTGCGATAGTTCCTGCGCTTGCGCTATCTGCTATGATGAGGTTGCGCCCTGCTCTCTGTCTATTGATTGCGTATATTTCGGAGATGGTAATCTTCGACTTGTATAGCTCCTCCTTTGCGTATATTATTTTTTTCTTTTTATCTATGGCAATAGCGACTAAGGTTGTCGGGTCTGTGAATCCGTAATCCTGTCCGTAGATAACCTGCAACCCATCGGGGTTAAATTCGCCAAAGCGCCAGTTTGTATAAACGACTCCCTCAGCTTTTGAAAGCCAAGAGCCTAAAACGACGTGCTTGTATTTTATCGGATTGCTGACTTTCATATCCTCGAAATAGTCTAGTATCTCGTCGGGTACAAACTCAAGGCAATCGAGGTAAGACGTATGTATATAACAGACGTTATCTTTTATCCCGTTAAATCCCTCTTGCACGCCTCTACTCTCGTAGTACTTCATATAGATAAAATGCTCCTTACTCGTAGGGTTTAAGATTAAGACCTTTATATTCCTGTTTGGATTGCTTGCATCGTTCCCTCTAATCGATAGCACTATCTTGTCGTAGATTGCCTCGTCTTGCATCTCCTCCGCCTCGTCTAGTATTAACATCGAGAAATCTTTTAACCCCTTGAGGTTTGCAGTCTGGACTCCAGAGCCTGCCTTTAATCCTTTAAAGACTATTTTGCTTTTATTGAAATTTGAGACAATCCTATTTTGCTGCGACTCGAAAAAACTCTCCATATTCATTAGTTCGATTTTCTCCTCTACCTCAGCGAATATAGAATCCTTTAGAGAGGCGTTTGTATACCTTGAATATAAAATCCGATGCTCGTACCTAGTGCAACTATTTAAAGCGCTTAGAGAAGTCGCAAATGACTTCTGAGAGAATCTGCCGCCTGTTATGATAAACGTATCCACGCCGTCGGGTATATTAAACAAGGGCGCAAATTTTGGGCTTATGTTTACGCTACTCATTCTCTGGTGTTACGTCGATTGCTGAGGTAAATGAAATCGTCGGAATGTTTACGCTATTACCCTCTGAGGTTATATCTACGCTCTGCATTGGTTTGCCGATTGTATACTCAAGGTATAGCTTTGCGCTCTGGACGTCTCCCGTCATCGCTGACGCCTCTAACGTTTGAAAGACAGTTATAAAGTTGTCCTCGCTAATTGCCTCGCTTATAAGCGCTTTAAATGGGTTTTTACGGCGGTCTATGCCTTTGGCTATTGTGGAGTTTCCTCCGTTGTTTTTTCTTTTATCCATAATTCAATA